TTTGACGATGCTTGGGATTGGTACACTGGGGGCCCCCGACAGAGGCTCCAGCCGGGTGGGTCGATTGTTTTGGTCCAGACCCGGTGGTCAGAAAAGGATATGACAGGCCAGCTTTTGAAGGCGATGGCTAAAGACCCCCTAGCTGACCAATGGGAAGTTGTAGAACTTCCTGCGATATTTGAAGATGGGACTCCGTGCTGGCCAGAATTTTGGTCGATTGAAGACCTTACGGCAGTGAAAGCGTCTATCCCGCCCAGTAAATGGAATGCTCAGTATCAGCAAAATCCTACAGGTGAAGAGAACGCTATCATCCCGCGCCAGTGGTGGCAGAGGTGGGAAAAAGACCGTATCCCTAATCTTGAATATGTAATCCAGAGTTATGACACGGCGTTTAGTAAACGCGAGACGGCTGACTTTAGCGCGATAACCACGTGGGGTGTTTTTCGTCCAGAGGAGGTAGGGGGCCCGCCGGGACTCATACTTTTGGACAGCAAGAAAGATCGCTGGGATTTTCCTGAACTAAAGCAGGTGGCGTTAGAGCAGTATAAATATTGGGAGCCCGATACAGTAATTGTGGAAGCCAAAGCCTCTGGCCTGCCGTTGACGCATGAATTGCGAAATATGGGCATCCCCGTTGTTAACTTTACGCCGAGCAAGGGAAATGATAAGATAACCCGTGTCCACTCCGTATCTCCGCTATTCGAGGCGGGTATGGTTTGGGCCCCCGACACCGTCTTTGCAGACGAGATGATTGAAGAGGTGGCGGCATTTCCAAACGGGGAGCATGATGACTTGGTCGATAGTATGACACAGGCTTTGATGCGATACCGGCAAGGTAACTTTGTCCAGTTGCCCAGTGACGATTGGGACGACGAAGACACGAATGTGAAGGTTAGGGCTTATTACTAATGGCGGATTCTGCGGTAAATCTTGGAGCCGGGGGCTACAGCGACTTTTCAAGCATGAGTATGGACGAGGTGTTGTTCGGAACCCGTGATCCGGTGGCCATATCCCGCGCAACACGGCCCTCCTACGATGAGTTTGGTCAGGGCTACGATTACCGAGACGGTGCTTTTGTCCCCGCCGTAGATGAAGAGGGCTACAATTTAGAACTTATGGGGCCCGCCCGAAGCCGTTATGTGCAAGCCGGGGAGTTTGAACAGGAGGTTGAGCGTGTAAATCCGTACAGCCGTCTGGCAGACCCGATGTATCCGATGTCTGATGTTGAGGGCTTGGGGCTTCTGGAGAAGGGTCAGTTGTTTGGTTCGGGGGCCATGTCTGGTAAACAAGGTGTTCATGTTCCTCGCCGTGTAAAAGTGAATGACGATGGCACGGTCACAGAAACACCGATAGGTTTTGAAAACGGTGGCGACGTTGAGGGCGGCATCTTCTCGTTGTCGAGCTACCCTACTTTGAACGCTATCTATAACGCGCCTAGTGCGGATGAGCAGACCCTTGTTCGTGAGTCTGGCCGCGAGGGCAGTGAGGGCGCAGCGATTTATTATCCTGAAGGCCAGCCCACTTTTGAAGAGATTCTGGAACAGAAATATGGCTATGCGGCGGTTCCCCGAGAGTTTTCTGAGGCTCCTGAGTCTGAGCGCAATCAGCGGCCACGGCATGATATGCCGACGTTTCAGGAACTGGAAGACGCTCGTGCTCATGCGTTGATGTCGGCTCAGAGGGGTTTGGACTACGGCCCGGAGACCGCGGCCCGTATGGGGGACATTGCGGAAGGTATTGATGCGCTTCCTATTCCGTTGATCGGTAACGCCACGCCGGAAGATGTGGCTATGGACACGCGGAACAATGCTTTTGGATTGAAGCTGTTGAAGCAGGCGGGTGTAAATGCGACCCCTGCTGATATTGCCAAGATGGTAGACAGTAAAGTTTTTGAACAGTTGGACAGGATTTTGGGCCGTGAGCCGGGGGCGAGGAGCTTTAAGTCGCCTGAAGGTGGCCTTGATGTGTATTTCCCGCGCAATGAGCAGGGGTACTTCCAGACTAGCCGTTCTGGGTATTATTGATAGACCGCGGCCCACGGACCTGATAGTTTGGGCTAAAGGAGAGTGTAGATGGCACGTGAACCGATTGCAGGCATGGTGGACAAGAATGTCCCATCTCAGCTTGATCCAGAGGATTTGGCTGCTGAAGTGGAGCTAGAGGTTCCGGGCAGCATGGACAACGTCGTGGCTTTTGAGGGCATGGCGGAAAATATGGATATTGAGGTGACGCCGGACGATGACGGGGGTGTCACTATTGATTTTGACCCGCAGGATCAGCGCGGTGAGAGCGACGACTTTTACACGAACTTGGCGGAAGAGATGCCGGAGCGTGAGTTGAGCCGCATTGCTGGTGAGCTATTGGCGGAGTATGACGCCAATAAGGCGGGAAGGCAGGACTGGGAAGATGCTTACGCCAACGGTTTGGAGTTACTTGGATTTACGTACGAGGAAAGAACGCAACCCTTCCGGGGGGCCTCCGGGGTCACGCATCCTTTGTTGGCTGAAGCGGCTACTCAATTTCAGGCGCAGGCGTTCAATGAGTTGTTGCCAGCGTCGGGGCCGGTGCGAACTGCCATTATGGGTGCCGAAACACGGGAAAAGCAGTCTCAAGCCCAGCGCGTAAAGCAGTTTATGAATTATTACATCACTACGGTGATGGATGATTACACGCCAGATATGGACCAGATGTTGTTCTATTTACCGCTGGCGGGTAGCACATTTAAGAAGGTTTACTATGATGAGACTTTGGGCCGTGCGGTAAGTAAGTTTATCCCGGCTGAAAATCTTGTTGTGCCGTATGAGACGGCAGATTTGGATACTTGCCCTAACATTACGCAAGTTTTGCGGATGTCGTTGAACGATTTGCGGAAGAAGCAGGTCGCGGGCTTTTACTTGGACATTCCGGTCATTCCTGCACAGGAAGAGTTAGATAGTGTAGAGAGTGAGATTGACCGGATTGATGGTACGTCGCCTTCGCAGATTGACTATGACTGCACCATTTTGGAGTGTCATGTTGATTTGGACTTGGAAGGTTACGAGGATGTAGACGACGATGGTGAGCCTACGGGCATTAAGATACCATATATTGTCACTATTAGTCAGGACAACGGTCAGATTTTGTCGATTAGGCGGAATTACCGTGAGGACGACGAGCTACGGCGCAAGATACAATATTTTGTGCACTACAAGTTCCTACCGGGCTTTGGTTTCTATGGTTTAGGTCTTATTCACACCATTGGCGGTTTGTCACGGACCGNNGCGGCACTGCGACAGTTGATCGACGCTGGTACGTTGTCCAACCTCCCTGCGGGTTTCAAAGCCCGCGGACTACGGATCAGAGATGACGATGACCCGTTGCAGCCCGGTGAGTTCAGAGATGTGGACGCACCCGGAGGGGCTATCCGTGACAGCCTGATGCCGCTGCCCTTCAAAGGCCCTGACCAGACCTTGTTTGCTTTGCTAGGTTTTGTAGTCGATGCGGGTCAGAGGTTTGCCACGATTACTGACATGAAGGTCGGTGACGGCAATCAGCAGGCGGCTGTGGGTACGACCATTGCTCTGTTGGAGCAGGGCTCTCGTGTGATGAGTGCGGTGCACAAGCGGTTGCACTATGGCATGAGGCAGGAGTTCAAAATCCTTGCTCGTGTGATGAGTGAGAGCTTGCCGCAGGAGTATCCGTATTCTGTAGAGGGTGCGGACTCGACGGTCATGCGGACAGATTTTGATGAACGGGTGGACGTTCTGCCGATTTCTGACCCCAATGTATTTAGTCAGGCGCAGCGGATTGCTTTGGCCCAGACTAAGTTGCAGTTGGCTGGTGCGGCACCGGAACTTCACAATATGTATGAGGTTTATCGGGATATGTATGATGCGCTAGGTGTTCGTGACACTGACCGCATTATGAAGCGCATTCCTGACGATGAGCCGACACCTAAAGACCCGGCGCAGGAAAACATTGACGCGATGGACATGATACCGCTCAAGGCGTTTGAGGGTCAGGAGCATGAAGCGCACATTATGGCGCACATGGTCTTTGGTTCGACGCCGATGGTAGGTGGTATGCCGCCGATTGCTATGGCTTTGCAGAAGCACATCATGGAGCACGTTCGGATTGCTGCTCGTGAGAAGGCGGCGGTAGCGTTTATTCAGAGCCGTCAGGCCGCGGGCGGCGAAGCGGCTACTGAGGAAGAGATGCTGCAAATCGAGGGCTTGACTGCACAGTTCATTGCCGAGGGTATGCAGATGGTCAAGCAGATGTCTGCACAGGTATCTGGCGAAGGGCCTGATCCTCTGGTTCAACTGAAACAGCAGGAGCTTCAGATTAAGGCGCAGGCTGAGCAGGCGGACGCACAGAATGACGCGGCCAAGCTTAACCTTGAAGCCGCAGGTCAGCGGATGCGGGCGGATCAGTTCCAACAGCGGTTGTCTAGCCAAGAGCGGCAGACACAGCAGCGGATTGATGCTGCGATGCAACGTGAGTTCATCAAACAGAGGGGTGACTGATGCCGTTAGCTGGCGGGTCTAGCCCGAAAACTATTAGTAAGAACATCAGTAAATTGATGGGCGAGGGCTACAAGCAGAAACAGGCTGTAGCCATTGCTTTGTCTAGTGCTGGGAAGAGCAAACCGAAGAAAATGAAAAAGGGCGGCGTAGTGAAAGGCGTGTAACAGACGTAGCTTGGGGGCTTAAATGTTAGCAGAATTGGCTGCCGCAAACGCGGCATTTGCCGTTATAAAACAATGTGTTCAGAACGGTAGAGAGTTAACTGCTGCTGGCGAAGCGATAGCAAAGTTTGTTACGGCGAAGGAAGAACTACAGCGCAAGGGCAGTAAAAAGAAGGCGAAGGGCATAAATACTCCAGATTTGGAGGAGTTTATGGCCCTAGAGAAAATCCGGGAGCAAGAGGAGCAGCTAAAGCAGTTTATGATTTATGCGGGTCGTCCGGGTCTTTGGAATGATTGGCAGAAATTTCAGGCTGAAGCGCGTAAATCTAGGCGCGTACAGGAGGAACTGGCTAAACGCAGACGCGAAGAGATGATTGAGATGATGGGTTATGGTCTTGTTGTTTTTATTATTGTCGCCGCGGTGGTTGCTTTCGGAGTTTGGGTTTTGTGGATGAAGGGTAGCATATGACACCGGAAAAGTTAGATGCGTGGCGCATAGTCCCTCGCCTGCTTATTTTGAGCTACATGGTGGTGTTTTACCAGACTTGCCAGTGGTTCATGGCTTTGCCGGAGCCGAATAATGCACAGGCCGGTTTTGTTTCTGTAATCGTCGGCGCGGGGGCCGCGTGGTTTGGTTTGTATGTCAACAGCAAAGGCACGAAAACAAGTGAATGATACACGTATTTTTGCTGCTGGTTTACTTAGGTACAGGGGACAGTAGGCAGCTAATTAGTAACGATATGTATTTTAGGAGTATTGACGACTGCAACTATTTTGCGGCACAAGTAGCTAAGCGGTATGGAAATTATAGGTATCACAGTTACTTAGACCCCAAAGATAGAGTAACGTCTTACTGTGTGCCTAAATATATTAAGAAGGACTCTGTAAGCGTGTATTGATGGAAGAGCGCATAGCAGATTTGAAACGCCGCATAGCGGATATGAAGAGGAGACTTGAAAATGATGAGTTTGCTTGGGAGCTTACTGGGCTTTGGGACAAGCTTTCTCCCGGAAATCCTGAACTATTTCAAGGCCGGTCAGGAGCACAAACAGAAACTCGAAACCATGCGGATGGAAGCCGAGTTGATGGAGAAACGCTCCGCGCTGAAATTAGAAGAATTAGACAAGCAGGCGGATATAGCCGAGACGAAGGGCATCTATGAGCATGATCGAAGCATTGACGCTGGCGGATTTGTCAACGCTCTGCGCGGTAGTGTTAGGCCTGTTATTACTTATGCCTTCTTCTTAATGTTCGCCGCGACGGAAGTCGTGATTATTGTGAAAGTATTGGAGTCAGGCGGCGATTGGAAAGACGCCGTAACGCTGATGTGGACTCCGGAGACTCAAGGCCTGTTTGCCGCGATCATGTCATTTTGGTTCGGTAACCGCGCTGTGAGCAAATATATGAAAGGTCGTTAATGGACGCCAATTTTTTCAAAAGCCTCGACATGGTGCTAAAGCATGAAGGCGGCTTTGTTGACCATCCGGAAGACCCCGGTGGCGCAACTAACAAGGGGATTACGCACAAGACCTACTCAGATTTTCTGGGCAGGCCTCTGGAAGACGTAGATGAGTTGAAGAACATCCCCGATGAGCACGTGCAGTTGATTTACAAGCAAGGCTACTGGGACAAGGTCAAGGGCGACGAACTGCCCAGCGGCGTTGATTTCTGTATCTTTGACTGGGCCGTGAACAGCGGGCCGTCCAGAGCCGCTAAAGCCCTCCAGAAGGCTGTTATGGCCGCACAGGACGGTGCTATTGGCCCGAAGACGCTGGAAGCCGTAAAGGAGTATTCTGCCGAGGACATCATTGAGGCTGTGACTAAGGAGCGCGAGGCGTTCTACCGCAGTCTGCGGACATTCAACACTTTTGGTAAAGGTTGGCTACGCCGCAACAAAGAAACTCGTGACTTTGCGTTAGATATGGTATAAAACACTATCAGATTTAATGCGGAGATATAAGAGTGGATGAAATTTATATAGCTGAAGCCGTTTTCCGGATTATTCGTGAGCGGCGTCAGGGTGTTCAAGACCTGTTAATTTACGACAACGTCAAGAACATGGAGCAGTATCGTGAGCTCATGGGCAATTTAGCCTCACTAAATCACGTGGAACAGGAACTCAAGGGCCTGCTAGACAAACAGGAGCGAAGTAATGACTGAAGCGCAAAAAGTTGATTTGGATGCTGTGTCAGAGGGAGTCGCAAACCTCGCCGAGGCATACACCGAAGTCACCGATAAAGCATTAGACCCCGAAAAGATTGGCGGGTCTCTCTTAGAAAGGATGCCAGACCCAACGGGCTGGCGTTTGCTCATTCTGCCATACAGAGGGAAGGGTAAGACCGATGGCGGTATTTACCTACCAGATGTAGTGGTTCAGGAGCAAACTGTATCTACACAGGTTGGCTATGTCCTGAAAGTAGGGCCTCTGGCTTACAAGGACACGGAAAAGTTTCCGTCTGGTCCGTGGTGTGAGCAGGGTAACTGGGTGATGTTCGCTCGTTATTCTGGTTCGCGCTTTAAGATTGACGGCGGCGAGGTTCGTATCTTGAACGATGACGAAATCTTGGCGCGTATCAACGAGCCTGAAGATATTTTGCATTTCTAGGAGATAAAAAATGGCAAAGCAAAAATTAGAAGACGACCAGATCGAACTGGATTTGGACGACGCCCAAGAAGCCGAGGTTGATGTAGAAGCCTCTGCTAACGATGACGTTGTAGAAGCGGCGTCGGACGATGACGATAATTTTGACAAAGCCGAGAACGCGACCCAGAAGCGTATCGACCGCCTGACAAAGAAAATGCGTGAGGCGGAGCGTCAGCGCGAGGAAGCGTTGAAATACGCACAAGGCGTTCAGGCCGAAGCTCAGCAGCTAAAGCAGCGTATGGACGCTTTGGACAGCAGCTATGTATCTGAATACAGCAGCCGTGTTGAGACCCAAATGGCAACTGCCGAGCAAGAACTTGCACGGTCGATTGAAATGGGGGACACTAATGGGGTTATTGAGGCTCAGCGCAAGATTACGAAGCTGGCTATTGAAAATGACCGCGCTCAGCAGGCTAAAGTCCAGCAGGAGCGTTATGCCGCGCAGGCTAAAGCTCAGCAGGATACTCGTGTAAATCAGCCGATGCCGCAGCAACAGCCGCGCCGCCCTGACCCGAAAGCGGAGAAGTGGGCACAGCGCAATAGCTGGTTTGGCGAGGATGAGGCGATGACATATGCCGCTTTTGGCATACATAAAAAGCTTGTTGAAGACGAAGGGTTTGACCCGCAGTCCGATGAGTATTATACTGAACTGGATAGGCGTATGCAGACAGAGTTTCCGCATAAGCTTAACGGGGGTAGCAAACGGCCCGCTCAGACGGTTGCTTCCGTATCCCGCACTACAACTGGGCGCAGTAGTGGGAAAAAGGTTAGACTCA